TATTGAATACTTTTGTCATAACCTCCAGCGGCGGCGGCAGAAGGATCAACCCACGCTAGACCTGTTGTTTTAGAAGAATCCGCAGACAAAATCTTTCCATTAGTTCCAACTGGTAATCTAGCGTCAATAGTAGAATATGTATAAATATCACCCTTTGTACTCAATGGAGATGAAAAGATATTATCGTCTACATACTTTTTGGTAGCTGGTTCATAATCAGCATCAGGAGTAAAAGCATCTGTGTTATCCAATTCAAGCACATTAGCTTTCAATGCATAACCAGATAAATCTTGATCACCAGTATTTACTCCTGATGTGTTTCCAATAACAATTTTTTCTGCATCTGTTACATAGTTATCATCTACACCAAGAGCAGGTGCAAACCCCGTATGACCAGATGAAGCATAATCTAAGTTAGATAAAACACTATGATCTGTTGTGCCTCCGCCCCCACTGCCACCTCCTCCACCACCAGAAACACTTATTTGTATATCTTTGGTTTCTTCTTTAATTAAAGAAATTATAGGCTCTTCTAATCCTTCTATGCCTATATCTTCATGTTCCATTATGTGTTCAAATCTGCTTTTCATATTTCTCCCTGATTGTCTTTCCAGGTGTTCTTATTATTTTTTCAGTTACAACCTTGTTCTTATTTTCCTTTATAGCTTCTTCTTTATACGGTTCTTCGTCTTTTATTAACAACAATTCCAAAAATTTATCCAAATATTCCTTAAAAAATGTTTTTGGAAATTCTATATTAGAAATTGCATTTTTGACCAAAGAAAGAATCGAATTTGTTTTGCTTAGATCAATTTCTACTTTTTCTGTTTTAATAGCCGAGATTTTTTCTTTTATAAGTTCTTTTAATTCAAGAATGTCTTTTTTTTCTAGATTGTCTTTTTTTTTTTTAAACTCTCCTATTGTCTCATCCAAGTGTTCAACTTTTTTATCAAATGCTGACAATTCATCTATTAAAGCATCGAAAAGAACAACAACTTCGTTTTTTTCGTTATCATTGCTGATTTTAGACAAAATAGCACTAATATTAGGCAAACCAGCTATCTTTTTTAGTTTTTTCCTATTCATTTAGTATGTTATTAGCCTCTTCTTTGAGTATTTTTCTAACTCCTTCCCTATCTTCATCAATACCAAGAGTTCTACCAACTTCATATGTTATCTTGTCAATCTTATATCCCATGGAGATACAAGAGCGAATTTTGTTTTTTACTTCTGTTTCTAGTGCCATATAATTGGCTTTAGAGTTAAACGCCTCTGGAAATCCTATTTTCAGCTTATCCACAGCTGTTTTATCATCATTCAACATTGCTTTTGATAAGTAATTCTTTATTCTGTCCATCTGTTTCTTGGCTATCTCTTTTGTTGGTTTTTCTATTGGTGGTGGATTCTTTTCTTCTGTCAAAGGAATCCCAATTCTGTCAGAAAGTGTTTGTATTTCAGGTGAAATCTTGCCAGTAGAGACTAAATCTCTAACTATGTCTACTATTGCATCTTCAGTCACCCTAGAAAGAGGAGTATATTTTAACTTTGCATCCCCAGAGGGATAATTTAGCTCAATTAGTTGTTTGACGATATATTTATTTATCCATTCAAAATAATCATCTATTATTCCCATGATTCCGGTAATGAAAGTAGCTTTATGTTCTAGTCCAAGAGCATAAGAACCAACATTTCCGCTACCCAAAAGTAAATCTGGAACAAATATGGCTCTAGCTTTTTCCAAATCCAATCTCTTCATATAGACATCAAAGTCAACGCCCCTCATTTGAGATTCCAAATAAGAAATATCATAAAGGAAATTGCCCGATTCATCTCTGTCTCCTGGAATTGTTAGAACAGTATGATTTCTTATTCCTTCACCGGCAGATTGAATTGATGCCATCGAATCACGTTTGGCACCAGTACTATCCTCAACGACATCTCCTATTGGTGCCCTACCAAGTACAACTGGTTCACCAAATCGTTCATAATATCTATTAGCAAACATATGTATCAACTCAGCATAATACCAAGGTTTATAAGCTGGTTTTATCATCGAATTTCCATATAAATCACCATCTTCCATTTGATGAGTATACCAAAAGGCATATTGCGGATTTATTATTTCTTTTTTGCCCATAAGTTCTTGTTGAAATCCATCAAAATTACCTTTTTTGTCGGTTTTTACTTTACAAGTCGATGGATCTAGATCTTTAATCTTTTTTAGAACATAGTTACTGCCATCTAAAGTAAAAATCTTCACATTGGGACTATATCCTGCCCAAAGCGATTTTGTAATAGATCGTATTAAGTGATTCCAAACATTCTCTATAGATTTTTCTATGACTTTTTTAGTTTTGTCATCTCCCTCTACATACCAATCCACTCTCTGCATTGTAAACTTTATAACATTTAAACAAGCAGATATCTGTGGATCTAAACGCATTTTGCGATACGTTTTTATACTTATATCATCAGCATTATATCTAGTCCCGTCTGGTAATCTTTGTGTATATAGATTGTTTCCACCAGACTTCCCCAATTCTTTATCTGTTACTATCTTTTTTTGTTTTGCAAAGAGGTCAAGAATACTCATTTGTTTCCTCCGAAGTTATTATACACTACGCCAGCGACTGCATCAGAAACATCCTTGCTTCCATCTGGCTGATGATCAACCTTATCTCCATAAAATTCTAGATGTTTGCACTCTTTTATAAAAACAGGATTTGGTGGATAATTCAATCTCTCCTGATATATACACTCTTTCATTGCTTCGTATGCCGAGGTATCTTTGTCGACAGATATTCTTTCTGCCTTTATACCATTTTTATTTAGTATCTGTATAGTTTCTGCTGATTGAAAACCATCAAAAGTTACTTTTATTATCTTAAACCCTCTATCTTTTAATTCAAATATACGCTTTCTAATATCGGAAATCAATATTTCTCCACCAGGGGGTGCTTCTATCTGTTCTATTAAGTCCATATATATTAGTGGCTGCAAACCATCATCACTATTAGCATACCCCTCGCTATGTCCCATTGCAAATCCTGTTTTATCTCCGCCCTGTTTATTCAAACCTAAATCGACATGAATAACACATGATTTATTATGAATCGCCCTGAAGCCTTTCTCATAATATGGATAATCGTTTGTAGTTCTTACTTGCACCCTATCCATATTGGCATTTTCATCAATCTTATCCGGATAAGCGAAAAATGGTTGATGAGCAAAAGTTGGAACCGCCGCTATATCTCTCAATGCTTTTTCTGGATTTCGTTTAAATTCTTCTTCATGTTCTATCGGTATAGTTATATTTCTATACTTAAATGTTTTTCCGCAATATTTCCACGCAGGAGAGGGACATTCCCAATATGGAATAATTACAGAATATGATCTGTTCATCTTTTTGGATTCATAATATCTTCTCATTAAAAATCCATCAGTAACTTTTGGCGAACCAATAGTAACCAAAATTCCCTTCATTCCAAAACGAGATTTTATTCTTTCTTTAATAGCATCGTAACCAACTTGAGCAAAATCCTTTTCTGGTGTTTTGGTGTGAGAATCTGCTTCATCTATAATTCCACCAAAAATGTTAAATCCCTCAAAAAAGGTATCAGCGGAATTACCTGGAATAATAAATATATTATTTGGAAATCTTAGTTCAGATGTAACGTCCTGACGATAATTAAATCTGTTTTTAAACCAAGGACTTGTATCCACTCTAGCTCTCACCTCTCCAAACACAATCTTTCTGGCCTTTATTTCATTATTAGCCATATTCATCATTTGGATAGCAGAACCTGGAGACATCCCAAAATAATCTTGTGGATCTTTGAGACAACCAAACAGATAGGTACAATAAGTTATAACCAAACTAACCACAAAACTTTTACCAACCCCAATTCCACCAGCGAAAACAACATCCTGATATGGAAACTCAAAAGGATCTTCCTCATTTAATGGAAATATTTTTTTTAGTTCCAACATTATGCGTTCACGAACCTGAGACTTACCTTTTTTATTGGTAAGAGCAAGATAATTGGGTGATTGACAAAATGTCTCTATATCAACTGGCTTTTCTCTAAAGTCTGGATTTTTTAATAACCACCTTAATTCTCTAAGCTCCTTTTTGCTTCTCTTCTTTAAGGATTTTGTCAATTTGCTCTGCCAGTCCGCCTCGTTGTTTGTCTGAGAGTCCCGCATCTTCTAATTTCTCCACAGCAGTACCAATATTGACCTGCTGATTTAATATATTATATGTAACACCCTGATTTAATTCAGGTTTGACCAACTTAACAAATTCTGTCAACTTTCTAAACAATAAATCACCTATCTGAGTAGTCCTTCCATCTATTTCTCCAGATATTTTTTCAAAGTGCTTACTCATAGCATACCGCTCTGATTCATCTGCTATTATCTCCTGAATCGACTCAGTAATTAAATCTATATCTCTACTTTTAATTTTCTTTGTAAGATATTTAAAAGATTCTGAGTAAGCACAAACACTACCAGCCATAAAACCTGGACATTTATTTCTATAAACACATGTATCACAAAGTAGTGTAGTGTTAACTACTTCCTGTTTTCTGTCCAATGCTATAACCCCTGTCTTAACCTGCGATTCATCTCTCTGTCCAGCGACAACTTTTGGATCAAAAAATGGGTTTTTACTTTTACCTTTCGGCTTAATAACTTGAAGTTCGTTTTTTTCTACCATTTTCTCTGCCTCCAAGAACGATCTATGATTAAATTCCAACTTAGTAGTAGTTTTCCACTTCCTTGTCCAATTCTCTAATCTTTTTCCTTTATAGTGCTTTTGACCATTAGGTAATATAAAAAACTTACGGCTCAATACACACTCAACACTATTTGGTCTATAATTTACTATTTCATGAGGAGAAACACAATCAACAAGATGAAACTTCTTCCCCTTCAGTTTACTTATAAGAGTTCTATCACGAACACAGACTGGAGTAGTACTTAGATCATCAATCTTTATCTTCTTATTACTAAAAATCACATAATCTTTGGTAGTAATTATGTATTCCTTCATTGGCTCTTTGAGTGTTCTAGCTAATTCCTTCTCTGACTTAAGAGCGAATCTGTCACCAACAAACTCTGTAAAATATAATTTCAACTAAAACCTCCTATCTTGCCTACATTACCATCAATAATAACTTTTTCTCTATTTTTAAATCCACCAGACAATTCACTCAGAAATTTCCTTTTATCCGCTTCTTTAGTAATGCCCGAATCCTCAAACACCTTTTCCACCTCAACCGGTCGATTAGAAGCACCTGAAGTTTTAACTACTATTTTCTCTTGTGCTTTACCACAATTAGGACAAAATAATTTTTTAGGAACCAACTTACCACCACAATGTTTACATTTCATTTAATACCTCTATTTCCATAGTACTATCTATACTACTATTTAATAATTTATAACAATTATTGCATAACTTAGCTCTAATGGTTTTGTCGACATATCTCACCATCACTTCTATTCGAGCCGTTCTGACACACTTAACATTATTGAACTTATATCGTTCGCACCGCTCCTCTTTAATCTTCTTGGGAATATAAGCACCTATTACCTTATTGCGTTTGGTAACAGTAATTTTGTCGCCTCTTTCGGCTATCTTGCAGAAATTGTTTCTAAATTCTCTGATGTTCATTGTTTTAGCTTCCTTTTGCACAATGTAGCACATTATAAGCAAATATTGCAACTTTTGGTGATTTTATTATTTCTACGGTGGGCACATGTCATTTTTTGAGGCTAATTTGTTGATGTAGCATGTTGGTTGGAATTTCATATTTTTCGAGGAAGTAGCTCCCTCCACGCCTAGACCCCCCCTCCCCCCTAAAATTTTTATATCTCTATTTGCTCATATATCACCGTTTGCGGTGCTTTTGGGGTGCCGGTGGTGGTTGTATAGGGGGGCGGTTGGGGGCGATATGGGCATATAGATTGACATCATTGTGATAATGTAAGACAATATCATTGAGGCTAGATTTAAAGCGGTGAAATTGTGAAGGTAGTAAATCTTTTCTACTACTTCACTCATAACACAACTAAAAGATAGATCATATAGTAGGTTGTATATAACTCATTGAATAATAAAAAAATTCTTTTTTTTAAAAACTAATACGAAAGGCGGACACAATGAACAACTTGGAACTAGTGAAGCAATCAATCATCACCTCATTTGTGGGTTTGGTATTCGGACTTGGGCTACTGGTGGTGTTGGCGTGTGTATGGGTAGTGGTAGAGTTAAAAACCGGAGCAGAGATCCATACTATAACAGCAGTTAATGGAATGCCAACATTATATTATTCTATTGAAACCGACAACACACTATTAATTGAGTTGATAAAATAAAAAAATCTTTTTTTTCTGGTTTGAGTGGTTGCAGTCAATCACTCAATTAGCAAAAAAAATTAATTGAAAGGGACAAAATGAACAAGTACACACTATCAATTGGACTAAATGACAAAGACACAAAAAAGCAACGAATATCAACTATTGAGGCATATAAAATCGTTGAAAATATCATCGTTGAAAAGGTTGGCGGTGGCTCAATTTTTGAAGGACGTGGAATATATAAACATGACAACGGCAAAGTAGTTATTGAGAACACGCTTCAGGTTGAGTTATACGGTTGCAAAAAAGCGGACGCTTTGGCGGTGGTTGATGTCTTGAAGGTGTCGCTCAATCAAGAGTCGATCATACTTACAAGCGAAATCGTAAATAGTCAATTTATTTAATAATGAAAGGCGGTGAAAAATGTATAAAATAATACGGTTTTATCAAAAAGACGGCAAGACAAGCCGAACGATATGTCGAGGTTTAACACTCGATGAAGCACAAAAACACTGCAATGATCCGGAGACTTCATCAAGCACTTGCAAAACGTCGAAAGCCAAAGCAATAACAAAACGAAACGGGGCATGGTTTGACGGTTATCAATCAGAATAAAAAGTTTTTTTCTGATGAGGCGGTTTCATAAAAATCGCTTCACTAGAAAATAATAAATGAAAGGGCAAAAAATGAAATGCATTATATGCGATGAAAAAATCGAAAAAGAAGATCGAGACAATGCGATTATTTGTAACCGCTCCGGTGTTGAAGGAAAACCAGCACACGAAGCATGTTATCTCGATGATCAAAGCGAACCAGAAGCGA